AATGTAGCGGAAGATACAACACCGATTAACTTGACCAGTTTGGGTAGACAGGTTGGTGGAGACCACTACAAGAAACATACAATACAACCGTGGGATATTGTAGATGAATATGAGTTAGGGTTTTATGCAGGTAACGCACTGAAGTATTTACTACGAGATAAGGATGATAAGAAGCAAGACTTAGAGAAGGCTAAACACTACTTAGAGAAGATGATTGGAGATTTATAATTATGGAAATGACTACTTACCAACGTATCATACACAGCACTCGCTACGCTAGGTACTTACCTGAGCTAAAGAGACGTGAGTCTTGGGATGAAACAGTTGATAGATTGATAGATTATTTAGGAACTAAAGTACCTACCCTTAAGAGTGAGTTAGTAGAATTGAGAGAGGCTGTATATAACTTAGAGGTTATGCCATCTATGCGTTTAATGATGACAGCTGGTGAGGCATGTGAGAGGGATAACATCTCAGCTTACAACTGTAGCTACCTTGCTGTTAATAACAAGCGTTCATTCTCTGAAGCTCTGTATATCTTAATGAATGGTACAGGTGTTGGGTTCTCTTGTGAGCGACAAGATATTAACAAACTACCTGCTGTACCTGAAGAGGTTACACCATGTGATGATGTTATCATGGTAGAGGATAGCAAACTAGGTTGGGCTAAGGCATACAAGAAACTACTGTCCTCACTATGGGAAGGTGATATTCCTACGTTTGACTTCAGTAAGGTTAGACCTGCTGGTGCTAGACTTAAGACCTTTGGTGGTAGAGCTAGTGGACCTGACCCTCTTAAGAGACTATTCACTTTCTCAGTAGAAACCTTCCAATCTGCACAAGGACGTAAGTTAAACTCACTAGAAGTTCATGACTTAATGTGTATGATAGGTGAGATTGTAGTAGTGGGTGGTGTTAGACGTTCAGCTCTTATCTCTCTATCCAATCTAACTGATAGACGTATGAGAGAAGCTAAGACTGGTGCATGGTGGGAGCTTAATAAACAACGAGCACTTGCTAATAACTCAGTAGCCTATACGGAGAAGCCTGATAGTGAGACCTTCATTGAAGAGTGGTTAGCTTTAGTTAAGTCTAAGTCAGGTGAACGTGGTATCTTTAATAGAGTTGCATCACAGAAGCAAGCAGCTAAGTGGGGTAGACGAGCAGGAGATTTAAGTTATGGTACTAACCCATGTAGTGAGATTATCCTTAGAGATAAACAGTTCTGTAATCTAACGGAGTGTGTTGTTCGTGCTGATGATACTGAGAAAAGTTTACTCAAGAAGATTAGGTTAGCTTCAATACTAGGTACGATACAGTCTACTCTAACAAACTTTAAATTCTTATCTGCTGAGTGGGTTGCTAATACTTCGGAGGAAAGATTACTTGGTGTATCACTAACAGGTATTATGGATGCGAAGATAACTTCAAACCCTGACCCTAAGTTCTTAGAGAGATTAAGAGATGAAGCTAGGGTTACGAATGAGAAGTACGCTGAGTTACTAGGTATAGAAAGTAGTACATCTATTACTTGTGTTAAACCAAGTGGTACTGTCAGTCAGCTTGTAGACTCTGCTAGTGGTATTCATGCACGACACAATGACTACTACGTAAGGACTATCAGGATTGATAAGAAAGACCCTGTGTATGAGTTCCTAAAGTCTCAAGGTATTAAGGTAGAGGATGAAGTTAATAACCCTAGTGAAACAGCAGTGTTTAGTTTCCCAATGAAAGCACCGAAGGGAGCTATTACTAGGAATGATAAGACGGCTATGGAGCAGTTAGAGAATTGGTTAGTGTATCAACGACACTTCTGTGAGCACAAGCCATCAGTAACTATATCAGTTAAGGATGATGAGTGGTTAGATGTAGGTGCTTGGGTATGGAAATATTTTGATGAGTTAAGTGGTATCAGTTTCTTACCACACTCTGACCACTCTTACCAACAAGCTCCATATACTGACTGTACTAAGGAAGAGTACAAAGCCCTCACTAAAGAGACTCCCGAAACAATAGCATGGGATGAGTTTATTGAGGTGATGGATAACACTACAAGTGCACAGACGTTAGCCTGTACAGGAGGACAGTGTGAAATCTAGTTAGGAAAAAGGGAGGGGGAAACCCCTCTCATTCTCTCCCTATGCATAGACCTTCTCTTAAGCCCCGTAACTACTAGCTCTGGAGCTGGTGAAGCCTTTTTCTCTCATCCTCAACCTAACAGACTTAGTAAGAATCCTCTTCCTAATAAGTTCTTGAATTTTGTCTGGGTTCTGAATAGCATAATCAGCCCTTTCTTCCAGACTCATATTTTTCAATAGTGAATCATGTAAAGAAATATCAAGTCTTTTATTACGGCGTAACAATTTAAACCTATTTCTTAAAGCCGTTGCAAGATTTCTATTTCCACCTAGAGCTATCTCTCTGACCTTCTTCATCACCTCGGCACTAGTAGCACCCTCTAACCCCAAGTCCGAATACATATCACTAACAGTCATAGCTGGGTTTAGTTGTGGTTCATCAATCTTACCATCCAATAAACTTAGAATACTTGAAGATTTTAGACCACCTGCTTTTAGAGTTGTAATCACCTCATCTTCATCCCAACCTAACCTCTTCATATGTTTTATGTTCTCTAATATCAAACCCATATTCGCTTTGTAGTCTCTTTCTGCTGTTACCTTTAATTTCTCCAACTCTTGAGGACTTGCTACTCCGTTGTTCAGAGCACTCTTATATTTAGTTGTTGAACTTCTACTAGCTTGTACAGACGACCGTACTGTAAACTCAGATTGTTTGTGTAAATCAAAATTATTTTGTCTGATACCTACCTGTCTTAAGGCTATATCCTCTTTAGAGTATTCTGGACTTAACCCTTTTCTTATCTCCCTAAACACACCAGGTTCTAGTATTTCATAAAGGGAATGAGCAAGCCTCTCTCTAAATTTAATCAACTTGTCAGGGGAATTAGAGATAGGTCTATTATATTTATCTCTATTACTAATACCACGATAAATAGACATACCTACGAAAGTACCTTCACCTACAAAGTATTCTTGAAGTTGAGATACTAGCTCATCTACAGGGTTCTTTGAAACTCCAGCAGTTATTAAATCCCCAATCATAGCGTGTGGAGTTAAGTAAGAGGCGTTCAGATAACTACCAGTGTTCCCATCTTTATCTAAGTTAAAAATGAGAGACTTATTCTTGTCCCACTCAGGTATTGCTAAGTTCCTTATACTTTCTTCTGTCCCTTCATCAACACCGTTCTTATCATTATACGTTCTTCTTAACGCCTCAGTAGACCCAACTAGTGTTGCTAGAGAAGCCATCCTTTTAGCTCCCTCCTGTCGCATAGCAAAGGTGTCTACCTTAACGTGAACTCCCTCTGCATCTACTAAGTTCATCATACCCCAACTTTTACCAAAAGTACCCCTCATCATCTGTGTGGCATACTTTGCTTGATTAGCTATATTCCTAGCAAACTCTACAGTAAAAGTAGCAAACTGTGGAGATAGGCCTAGACGTGATAAGGTCTTAATAGGTGAATTAACTTTATCGTAGTTCTGGAATACATCATTAGTAAGTCTAGCTCCAAACTCCTTAACATCCAATTCCTTCATTTTAGGGAACATCTTTTGAATCCCTGCCCTACTATGCATCCATACCTGAAACCTAGCTGCAACATCTGTCACAGAGTATGCTTTGCCTATAGGAGTTAGCACCTCATTAAGTTTGTTAGAGAAGCCATCCTTTACTCCAGCCCGTTTCAAGGTGGCTTCTAAGTCAGAAGCTGTCACATTACCACCAGCTAAGTTATATTGCTCCATCTCACGCATTGCTTCTAAGAGAATGCGTCTTGATTTCTTAGTAAGACCACTAGTTAAATCTTCAACAACTCCGAAAGAAGATAAGGCTAGTTTAACACCCTGTAAATAAGATTTACCTGGAAGCATACCCTGACCAAGCATAGTAAACATACCACCAGCAGCATTGACTGCGTAGGAGGGTGGGTTAAGTAGAACCTTTACGGCTTTAGAGATACCTATACCAGCAAAGTAAGTATCTAAAAGAGTGTCAACTACCTTATCCCTACCTTGATTAATTTCTTTGTGTAGGTATGTTACTGCTAAAGCCTCATTGATAGCAGGAGGGACATGAAGTTCTTGTGTATCTATAGTACCTCTTAGTTTAATAGGAACCCAGTCCCCACCTTCTCCTTTTTCGAACTCCGCTAATGTTTTAGCTAATCCAGATTTCTGTAAGGATTTCATCATAGAAATATCCCCAGAGTTTCTAGTTCGTAGACTATTTAGGTTTCTTAGAGTGGCATCCATCTTACTACCACTATCTGTTAGCTCCCCCATCCACGCTCTTTGTAATGGACCTACATCATGTCGGGTGTGTAAGATGCCCTCCACACTAGCCTTATTAGGACCACCTAATTGATTGGCTGAAGCACTAGAGTCCTTAAGTTTTTGTACATGCTCTTGTGCTGCTTCCTTGAAATCCTTAAGTGTTTTCTTTGTTTTCTTTCCAGTAGCTTTAAACTTCGCAAGAAACCCCTTTTGAATTTCTTTCACCACTGCTTCTTGTTCTTTCCCAGTAGCAGGTGTAAAATTAGGGTCTTCAAACAGTTTATAGGCTCTAGTTAAGTAATTACCCTTTTCCATAGACGCTTGTATCTTAGCTCTAAGAAGATTGTAGTTTGTAGAATCATCAACACCAATCAATCTCATCAACTCGTTATAAGAATCCGAATTACTAGCCAGACTTCTAAACGTATGCTCATCTAAATGAATTAATATTTCCTTTTGCATTCTCTCCCTAAGAGCTTTAGCATCGTCTAAATCACCCAGTAATTTGTCAGGGATATTGCTTACATCTGTTCCACCCTGAATATAGTTGTTAATATCCGCATCTAACTTACCAGACTTATCAGCCTCTACTGCTTTATCAATTGCCTTCTTGATACGCATAGATGAGGATATGGTTGCCTTACTAATTCCAGAAACCCTAGCAATCTCGTGTATGGTATTACCACCCAACGCCCAAGAAGGTGCATAGGCAGAAAAAGTCTTTTGAAACCAAGTTAATGGGTCTGACTTATCTGTTAAAACTTTTAGTGCTAATTTCTCTGACAGCTCTCCTTCTTTTGAGATGATAAATTCTGCTACTTGTTTTTCAGTTTGACCAGTCAACTGAGCAATATCCTCTATGGTAATCACACCTTGCCTAACTAGCTCGTCTATCTCATCTGTAGTCTTACCTTCAATCTTGTGAATAACCTTACTCTTAAGGACACCACTGAGTGCTTTAGAGATTTTAGGAGATATACCACCCAACGCCCCACCAAAAGCCGAACCAGCAGTCGCACCGAATAACAACTCTCCAGGTCCTGGTAGCCTATCTTCATCAATAATAGCACGTGCTGAAGTGTCAGCAACACCAATAGCTGCTCCTTTTTTTGCTTGGTCCTTAGCAGCTGCTACTACTAATGCTTTTGTTATTTTAGTACCCTTACCTATACCTTGTAGTGCTTTAGCTCCAGGGATTAAGTTAGTGAAACCCCCTACAATAGCTCTCCCCCACGAGATACCATCAGCACCTTCTATCTCTTGAGCTGTTATATTACCAATAACACCACCAGCAAAAGCGATAGGTATATATCCAAGACCAGTAGTAGCTCCAAACGCTTGTGATGCTGCTCCTATACCAATCTCTGTTACTAATCCTGTAGCAATATCTCCACCAGAAGGGGAGTTTGTAGGTAATCCCTCTGGAGAATCTGTAGGTACTTCCTCGGGTAAAGTACCTGCTATCTCATCAATCTCTTCATCTGAGAGTGGTGAGTCTGCACTGACCCTCTGCCCTTTAATGATATACGTTGGCATTAATCTACCTCATATACATATGATGTACCACCTGGTGTAATTCCACCCTTGCCTTGTGACTTACCTATTGGTTTTACAATCCCTAACACCTCTCTCTTGTAATTAGAAATCATAGAATCCTCGCCACCCCTACCCCACATGCCAGAGTTTCCTGGATACTTATCTCTATACCAAGCCTTCATCTCTTTCGTCTCTTGTGGAGTCAGGGGGCGTTCTAGTTCTGCTTTATACTTTTCGTTTGCTTCTTTAGTATGTTGTTGTTCTAGTTCTGCTGTTATACTTTCTTTTTCTTTTACTTCTGCTTTTAATCTCAATTGGTTCTGGTCGTATTCACTACCATCGCCACTATAATACGCCTCCATCTTAGCGCGTGCTTTTGTGTAATCATCTTCTGTGGCTGGTTTGTTTAGTGCATCGAACCCTATCGATTTAAGATACCCATCTGTCATCCTTGCTATATTCATTTCTCTTTGTTCGTTCCAATCTTGTGTAGTCCGTGCCTTAGCTTCTGCTTCTACTCGAGCTACATTAGCATCATTTGCTCTAGCTGCCGCCATCTCGGGGGATTCGCCCTTATACTTAGCAGCCAGCTTACGACCTAAGAAAGTTCCTAACACACTTAATGCGTAGTCTCGTCCTGCATACTCATCCCCAGCAGCTAACCTTTGCTGGTAAGAGTTAGCCGCCATGTTGGCTTGCTTCCCTCTT